CATCCATTCTACAGTTTCTTTTCCTTTAGCATTTGGTAATGAATAGTATTTACTTACTGGTAAATACACAAATCTTTCTGCTGGTTGTTTATCCCAATCCATATCTGATGGTGTTTCAAAAGAAGTAAAAGTATATTTATCATATCCAAATTGACTATCAGGACCCATTATTTTTCCCATAGATTGTTGTACATATTTATCAATATCAGACTCAGAATTTATTAATCCTCCTCCATTAAGTACCATTCTATGTACATCTGTTTTAACTAGTTCATATATCTTACGAGAAAAAATTGCATCTGCACCAATAAAAGAATCTGTATCTACCATGCTTTCTATTTGTTTTAATATCCTCATATTCAATTTGTTTTCTCCAACTTTACTTCCTGAATTAACTAAGTGTTGTGCCATGTTTCCACTTTTAATATTACTACTTTCCATTTTATCATAGTAAGAAACAGTTAAAGCTATAGCTTCATTTACAGGCATAATTGTTGAATAGTTATCTATCGTATTAATCTTAGCTATTGTTTCATCATTTAATCCTAATAATGCCATGTTGCTTAATTGCATTGTAGAAGTAAAACTATTTTTGCCACTATTATCTTTAGTAATAAAAGATGTTTCCATATTTTGTATTGTAGGTATTAATCCATTATCAAAGTATGTAGAGATAGCTTGTTGATTATTTCCTTTTAATGATTGTTCTATTTGATTAACTAAAAAAAAAGGTAATTGATTTGTTGTTCTCATAACATACTTTACAAAATTCATATCTTGATAAGCACTTTGATCAAACTTAGAAATTGGTACAGTTGTTCCACTTAATCCATTATAACCTGATGCTAGTAATTCTATACTATCTGGTGTCATTAAACTTGTTTGTATATCTTTCTTACTCATAGTACCAAAATAAGGAGGCATACCAGTTGGTCCATTTGCCATAGCATTAGATATATAACTACTAAATAAATTTGTTTTCATTTTTGCATCTAAACCTGTATTAAAATCAGTTCTTATTTTAGATACTCTTGTAGCAAAATTACTTTGTGCAGATGCATCATTGTTAAATAATTGAGGTACATCACTATTTTTGATAACAGTTTTATTAGATAGAGTTATAGATTTAACACCACCTTGAAGTAATTGTTCTAGTTTAAGTAAATCATCTACAACAATCTTTTGTTCATTACCACTAAGATTACTCATATCATTTGGAATAATACTTTGTAATACAGTAAATGCTTTTTTATTATTGTTAAGTTGGCTTAATTGTAATTTACCAGTAGCTACTGCATTATCATTACCCATTGCTGAGTATTTAGATATATGATTTTTTAATTCTTGTTCTTTAGCATCTATTAGTTTTTTAGGAGCATTGTTTATTATTAATGATTGATGTTCATTAGTTAAAGTAGTTAATCCATTAGTGTATTCTAAATTTTCTATCTTATCTCTATAGTCTAAATACTTTGCTTCTACTTGATACCAATGCTGTTGTTGTTGTGTAGATTTATAAGTATCTATTACTTGTCCAAATTTAGGTTCTAGTTCACTTAATAATGGTTCTAATCTAGCATTAACTATAGTATTAAATTGTTCTCCTGTACCATTATCTGCTATAACATTTGCTCTTTCTTCTAAGATAATGTTTCTTACAGATGTTTGTACTTCTTTCTCATACTTATCATAAATATTTTTATCATATGCTTGTTGCATACTTACACTTGGTGCAAACTTACCAACATTTAATTTAGGTATAGGTGCAGGAATCATTTGTTTAATTTCTGTACCATCTTCTAGTTTTACTGTTTGCTCTACTTCACTAAAGACTGCGTTTTCTGCCGCTTCCTTTCCTACTTTAGTTCCAAAACTTTTTAATTCTTTTAAACCTAAGTCTGCAAATTGTGATGTTAAATTATTTAATTGGTTGGCTTGTGTAATAGATGCATCTGCTAATGCAGAAAATCCACCACCTCTATTAATACCTATTTGTTCTGTGTATCTAACTTGTTGTGTTTCTTTTTTTAATGCCATTATACATATCCTTGTTCTTTAGCTATTGGATACGCTCCCATTAATGATCTTCCAACAGTTGCTATTCTACCTGATTTAAATTTAGACTCAGCCGCTCTACCTGTAAGTTCTGCTTGTTGTACTCCATATAATGCCGCTAATCTTTTTTCATTACCCATTAGTTTTATTTTTTCTATATCTTTTCTAACTACTTCTTTGTTAGCTTTAAAGAATGCTCTATATGATGCTGAATCTGTAGTAGCACCTGAAGTAGATAACAATGCTCTATTAGTAGATAATTGTGAAAGGTATCTTTTTTTTCTTTCGTTTTCTTCTACCTGAGTTTGTAAATATTCTCCATCAGCTTTAGCTTTAAATTGTTTAGCTTGAAACTCAGCTTGTTGTTGTTGGTATCTCATAGCTTGTTTCTGTGCATTGATACTCATCATAGTACCACCTGCAATTAAACCTATTTGAGAAACAGCCGCTAATGTAGATGCTGTTCCAGCAGATGCTCCCATAGCTACAAATATAGTTGGACTACACATTAGTAATATATCTCCGAAGTTATACCTAAGATTCTAACTGGCAAAGGTGCTGATTGAGTAATTGTTAAGTTTGGTTCTAAACTATATCCTAATGTGTACACTTCTTTCTTTCCTGTAAAACTTGTTAATCCACTTGATGTATTCAATGTTGTTTCTGTAAGAATTACATCATTTGTATTTATTTGTATATTATAAGTTGAAGACAATTCTATAACACTCTTACCAATTTTTCTAGGTAATCCAGTTAATTGTCCACCTTGAATGGTTGCATCTATAGGTAATGTTTCTAAAGTAATACTATAGTCTAATCCTAAATCACAAGCTGTAGTTGGTGTGCCAATAGTAACATTACCACTTCCATCTACTGTACCATTACCATAATAATAAATAGCACCACCCTCAGTTGATCCAGCAGTTGCAAATACTTTTTTACCAACATGAGTAGTTAATCCTGAAAATACTTTGCTTGTAACAAATTGTAACGCTGTGTTATCTGCTTGTGAAACAGCCGCATTAATTACTACTGTGTACTCTCCACTATTACCAGTAGCATTAACTGATTGTATTGTATAAGTTGTACCTAATCCTCCAAATTGGAATGTTTCTCCTTGACTTGGAGCATTAGTGAATCCATCTACTATCATAGTATTTGTACTAGAAATAGCACCATTTATTAAAGGTACACCATGTGGTTGATAACTTCCTGATATAGTTTTAGTTATTGTATAATCTGTAGGTACATCAAACGAAGTAGATGCTTGTTGTTCTAAACTATAATAATCAGAACCATTTATAGTTCTTTTAACTGCTGTATATATTCCATTAGTTGTACAAGCTACAGAAACATATTCTCCATCTGTATTCCATTGCATCCATCCTGCTATTTTTTCATTTCTTTGAGAAGTAAAGATTCCCATAGTACCATCTGAATTAACTACAAAATAAAACTGTTCAGTTCTATCAGCTATAGAAGTTAATTTAGCTGTATCATTAGGTGTAGATATTAAATGATTAGATAATAAAGATATACTATTAGAAGAAAATTCTTCTGCCGCAGTACTATATAAAAACTCTCTAACTGTTTTACCATTGTTTTGTATAAAGATTGTAGCATTATCAAAGATTCTTGGTTTAGCTTTTAACTGAGAACCTAGATTAGATTGACTAATAATTCTTATATCAGTTGGTGTAATAGGTTTTGATACCTGTGGTTTTAAAAAAAACTCTCCTGTACTTGTAAGTATCTGTAATACTTTGCCTGATATTAAATGTCTTATTTCATTTACTTGATCTGATGCTATTTGTATTTGTACTGAATCAGAATCTTCTCCATCTCCTACATCAAAGTTAAAAAAGTCTGCTACCATACTAGCTTGTATTCCATCAGGTAATGCTGTTACTCCACCAAAGAATAATCTTTGTTCATGAAATGTAACTGTATTAGGAAAACCATTAATAGAAGAAAATACTTGTTCATCCCAGTTTCTAGTAGGTGGATGACCAGTAACTAAAACTCTAACACCACCACCATCTACAGATTCAGTTGCAGTATCAGAAGAACCAGCAACATAAGTAAAATGATTATCATCTGTAACAGTAATAGTAAATGTACCATTTAAGTTTCCAGTAGCTAAACCATTCCCATCTGTATCAAATATATCTTCTGCACCTGATATAGTAATAGAAGACCCATTTGTAAATCCATGTGCTACCATAGTAACTTCTACTGTTCCTGAACCTTGTGTAGTTTTAAAAGGATCATCATCTAGTTCTATAGAAACATCAGCTAATAGTGTTCCTGTTATAACTGTAGAAGAAGTATATCCTGTTATAAGTATTTCTGTTCCATGATATCTTACAATCATTCCAACATAAGCTGATGTCCAGTATGCTGTATTAGTAGTTAGTGTTACAGTAGAACCCTTAGATGTATTGTTAATATCTAATGTAATATCATCATCAGCAAATTTAAAATAAGGTTGGTATGTTTGTTCCCCATTGACACTTGTTTCAAAACCAAAAGCTGTTCTTGTAAATGATGTTGCACCTATTCTTTGTATTACTTGTGGTACAAAATCTTGGTGTGTAATTATCATTGTATCGCCTGATTGCGTCATATCCATTTCAAACAAGTCTGCTGTTATCCAAGGACAAGATGATAATGTTGCTACTAAAGTTCCATTAGTAGAATAAATTTTTAATGATTGGTTTTGGAATGCAAAAATATATTCTTGATTTTGATTAAAGATAAATGTTTCTAATCTACTTGTTCCACCTAAGTCTGCTCTTGCTACTGAACCACCTCTTCGTTCAATACCACCTTGGTTTATAGGAATAACATTTCTGGCTTTTTTTAAACCTTGTGAATATGCTGATAAATCAACACGAGATATAATTGTAGGATCAAGTTCCCCTCTTAAAAAACTACTTTGATGTATTCTTTGTCTTGCCATAATTCATTCTATTATGGAGAGGTTGCTGTTATATCATTTAATGCTGTTCTGTTTCTAACATTTCTAAACCTGTCCACATTTAATCTTCTTGTTGTTTGTGCCTGACCATCAGTTGCTTTTGCTATGGCAAGTTGGGCTATTGATCGTTTGTGATACAGTTCTGATAGTTGATCGTTTCTTGCTATTGCACCAGCAAACAAAGACGCCAGTTCGAAAACCAGCGTCTGTTTGAAGTAGGGAGGAAAAATGCTTTCACTAGGTTGAAAGGTATAATCCGCTATTACAGTATCACTAGATGTAGTGTTTGTAAATAAATTTTGTCCATATCTGTCATATTTAATAACATCATCTCCTACAGTAACAGTATGTATAATGTGTGCATCATTAGGTAATGCATATGAAGAATCATATCTAGCATCAGGATTAGCTGTATTTTTACTTAGTTGTGCTTGTTTAGATGCAAATCTCCATCTACATCTTGTTAATAAATTTTCTAAAGTTGATTCGTATAATTGGTTTGCTACTTTTGATTCAGTGGTATTCTGAGTAAAGCTTGAGATTGTATTTGCTCCTACTAGAACAAGTGCTTTATTACATATATCAAATTTACTATCAGCCATATTTTATATCTATATTAAATGTAGGGGGAAGTAAATCCCCCCCACATAACTATTTATTATGTACCATTGATAGTAGTAACTGTAGCCGCACCTGTTGCAGATGAAACCACAATCATATCTACAGTTCTAGTACCGCCTGTTGAACCTACAGCTATGATAACATCATTCTGTTTAAGTTCAGCAGTAGCAGTATTGAAGTAGCCACTACCTATGATTGTTCCGATTGCGTCAGCAGAATCATATAGGAAAACACTATTTGACCCACCTGCAATTTTCTTTAAGTTGCTTGATGTGTATGCCATGTTATATCTCCTATTCTGTTATTTGACATTCAATCATACCATTACCATCAATCTCTACTACTCCAAGACTCATGTATGATGTGATTAAGTTACTGACTTTTTCAGGAATGTAGTTGATCTCAGTTCTAATATCAGAACCCATAGCTACTCCGACTGCAGACTTGTGATAAGCATGACAATCTCTAGTAGTAGAGGCTTTTGATAGACCAGAATGAGTGAACCACATAAATCCAAGCCATCTCTTCGCAGTTAATCCACCAGCGTATGGTAAATCAGCTTCGCCTACATATTCAGCACGAGAGAATTGATCTATTTGAAGTAGATCAGCCCAACCTGCAGGAGATACTACAAAGTATCTTTGCCCATCATCAGGTACATCAGCCGCTCCAAATGACTCATAAACTGTCAATGCTTTTGCTAGAGTTAATCCAGCAGAACCATGTACAACATTACTTGCATTTGAACCAGCGTCTAATACATCAATGATTAGTTGGTCTGTTTTTCTCCCCAATGCCGCCGCCGCAGATTGAGATAGTACTTGTCTTTCGTCAATGTTAGTTTTTAGCTCGTCTAATCTATCGACATAATCTGCCGCATAGAAATCCGCTAAAGTAACATCAACAGTTGAGTGAGTGATATCCATAGTTGGAATCTGAGCGTGTCTGCTTTTTGAAACAGCACTACCAGTACCGACTTTTTGGAATCTCGCCTGACTCCCTTTTACATTATTTACTTGCCTTATTGTGTTTCTTAGCTTTGATCCCATTCTTTGGTAAGCCATGTGGACTTCAGCTTCGAACTGTTTAATAAAGGCAGTTGAAATAGATGTACTCATATTTATACTCCTTTGTTAGTCGTTGTTGTTAATTAAACAGTTGTCCGCATTAAATTAATTCGGTTGTCCATAAAGGACCGATCTCTTCTAATATGGGCTGTGTACCCTTTTTGACTACATTATGTAGTCGTTTATAGAAGTACAACACTTTTACATTTTTTACAAGCATAGGTTTAGAAAAATTATATCCTTGCCACTTTAACCATTTAATAGATTTAGTATGTTCTTCTGTTATGTAATTGGACAAATATATGTAATGTTCTTCTAAGTAATGTAGCCATTTCTTGTTTCTTTTAAGGAAATATAAATAGTTTTTATCTAATTCTGTAGAGGATAAAAACCATATTGTGCCGATTTTATTATCTATTCTTGATGGTACAGCACCAAAGATTGCGGCAACTTTATGTTCTTTTGTTAATATTGTAAATGAATGTACATTAGGTCTGCTATATCTAAATGGTTGTAATAATGCTTGTAGGGGATCAAGCCCCCACAAAGCTATCTCATACCTGTCTAGTGCCTTTAAGTTAGGAGCTAAAAGAAAACAATGTTCAGGTATAGTCTTTTCAACATATAACATTAACCCCTATAGAGTCTGTTAAATGCTTCATCAACTTTTGCTAC